GCCATGACAGCAGGATGTCTGGCAGGCTGCGGTGGCAGCAGCAATGCAGGAAGTAAAAGAGCAGGCGGCAGCAGGAACAAAAGAAACAAAAGAGGCAATAGCGGCGCTGGACGAGCGGCTTAAGAGGGTAGAAAGCGGCTGGGGCATTGACTATAAGCATGACGCTGTACTGGGGTTGTGCTACATGGGAGCAGCGTACATGAGCCAGCATTACGAAAGAACAGAAGAAACGGCAGTATTAGGGCTTACCTATGTGGGTAATTCCTATCTTGCAAATACATTTTAGAAAGGCGGCAGACTATGAAAGGGTTTCCCAAAGTATTAAAGACAAAAGAGGATTATTACAACTGCCTTGCTATGGTAGCAAGCGGAGAATTGGCGGCAGCAGATTTGCTGGCAAAAATCGAGAGCGCAGAAAATCAGCGCTACATTGAGTGCGGTGTAGCAGCCGTAGAGGAAGAGAAAAAGGCAGCTACAGTATATTACTGCGACGAGGCAGCCGTAGGTATGAAATTCGTAGCAGGCGACGTATCGGGAACGGTGCAGGGAGTAACGCACATTCAGACCGAAGAGGCAAAGGCAGCAGGAGAGACAGGGAACGACAGAACAGCCCTTACACTTTCCAAAGCAGTAAAAGCAGGATGTACGGTAATTGCACTGGAACGCACAGACACCGTGGCAGGAATGACAACAGAGGACATTGCAGCACTGAAAGGAGTATTAAAGCAGTATGAGTAGATTATTGGTAGACGACGTTACAAAGACCGACGCAAGGGCGCTTTTGAACGTAAATAAAATGGCTACAATCAGTGATATTGTAGCACCGAGTAACGAGTACATTTACGCCAGTGGAGCAAATGAGCTGACGGTAGTAGAGGGCTGCGTAATTGCAGTAGGCGGCGCTGGAATTTTCAAGACAGCAAATACAATTTTAACAGCTGCAAATTTGGACGCAGGCAGCGCCTTTGCAGTAGGAAAGGACTACTACGTATATATCTGCGACAGCAGAATTGACAGCGCAGACGAAAAATACGTTATTTCCCTTAACTCTACATATCCGACGGGCTGGAACGCAACGAACAGCCGTAAAATTGGTGGTTTCCATTATGGACGCTGCCGTAAGGTTGACAGCAATTTACAGCCGCTTAATGGCAGCAGTGTTATTTTTGGTACTGGCTGGGAGAGCGCAGTAAGTAACGGAATTGTGCCACGTTCTGTATGGACGCTGGGACACCGCCCGAAATGCAGCCCAGAGGGCATGGTATATTTAGGCGGCGGCACATGGGTAGATATTTACCTTAATTCTGACGACGGGGCAAAGGGCTTAAAATCAGAGTACGGCTGCGCACCTATGACGGGAACGGAAAGCATGAACTGGTACAACTTTGTAGAGCGTCTGGCAAAGAGCGGTAAACGTCTGCCGAACTATGCCGAGTTTTGCGCTTATGCCTTTGGTAGCCCTGCTGGACTGGACAACGCAAACACGAACGCATGGAGCGCCACAAGCAACACGGGCAGAGGCACAACGGGTAGCGTAGTAAATGCAGTATCTGCCGTGGGCGTTGTGGATGCCGTAGGGCGTGTATGGGAGTGGCTGGACGAGCTTATTACAAGAGCAGAACACGCCACAAACGCAGACTACCACGCAAGCGTAGCGTGGGGCTGGGACAAGAAAAGCCCACTGAATACAGGCGAGAAATCCTACGAGGTTGGTAATATCTATCAGTATTACGCATATTCTCTGGCGGCGCTGATAGCGGGCGGCGGCTGGAACGATGGGGCGAGTTGCGGCGCTCGTGCCGTGGGTTGCAGCAACGCCCCGTGGGCTGTCAATACGCTCATTGGCGCTCGTGGGGCGTGTGACTCTCTGTAGACGGCGGGCGAAAGCCCAGCCGTATAAACGGGGGTAATACATGGACATACAGACAAAAACAGATATTATACACCAGAAAATATACGATTTTCTGCTATATATCTATCCTTTACTTGCAAAGTATCCAAAGTTTGAAAAATTCAGTTTACAGACTGCGACCAGAAACGCAATTCTTGAAATGCTGCAAGAGGTTATAAAGTGGGATAAGACGGCAACGAAAAGCCATTTATACACAGTAGATACCGCATTACAGGAGAGTAAAGAATTGCTGCGACTGGCGCACGATTTGAAATATAGCGCCATGAACGCAAAGCATTACGGCGAGAGCTGCCGTAAGCTGAAAGAAATAGGCGTTATGCTGGGAGAACTGATAGAAGAGGTAAAGGCAAGAAAATAGCAGGATATGGGGCAGCTGCTTACTTACAGCCTCTGGCGGCGCTGATAGCGGGCGGCAACTGGAACAATGGGGCGAATTGCGGCGCTCGTGCCGTGAATTGCAACAACTACCCGTGGAATGTCAATACGAACATTGGCGCTCGTGGGGCGTGTGACTTAGTGAGAACATTACAGGCACAGAGTTCTACGGAATACTGGCAAGGACTTAGAGAGGGATAAGACCAAGTGTTTAATATCCTATAGTCAGAGCGGCTGTCCCGCCGTGAGGCAAAGAGAAAAAATACGGCTGCTGGTTAGTAGCTACGGCGAAAGGCAGGAGCTGAACACTTGAAGAGAGTAGGATACATTACCGATAAGGACGGGCAGCGCATTACGCTTTTAGAGGCTATGGGCGACTATGGAAACGTACAGAAAGCCTATAACAAAGCCAGAAAGTGTAAACGCCACAGAAAAGACGTACTGATTTTTACGAAAGACAAAGAGGAAAACTTAGACAAGGTGCGGGAAGATATTCTAAACCTTGCCTATGAGCCGAGCGAATACCATTACTTTAAGGTGTACGAACCGAAAGAGCGGCAGATAATGGCGCTGCCGTTCTATGACAGGGTGGTACAGCACGCCATAAACAACGTGTTAGAGCCTATATTTGATAAGCGGTTTATATCGCAGTCTTACGCCTGCCGGAAAGGTAAAGGTATGCACGCTGCGTCTGATACGCTAAAAGAGTGGCTGTATGAGTGGAACAAATACCACCCAGACCAGCCGCTTTATGCTATCAAGGCAGATATACACCACTATTTCCAGAGCATAGACCATGCGGTATTAAAAACTGAAATACGTAAGGTTATAAAAGACGCTGGGGTACTGGCATTGCTGGACAGGATAATAGACCACAACGGCAATATGCCGGACGGCGTAGGGATACCAGTAGGAAACCTTACCAGTCAGTTATTTGCAAATATCTACCTGGACGCATTAGACCAGTTTATTAAGCATGAGCTGGGCGTAGAGGCGTACATACGATATATGGACGACTTTGTAATATTAAGCCCAGACAAGGAACAGCTGCGCAGCTGGCTTGCACGGATAGAGCAATTCTTACGGGAAGAGCTTAAGTTAGAGTTTAACCCGAAAACTACCATACTGGCAGCAAAGAACGGTATAGACTTTGTAGGCTACAAACACAGGGCAACGCACAGGAAAGTACGAAAGGACAGCATAAAGCGTATAAAGCGTACTATCAAGAAGTGTGAGAGCGGTAAAATCACAAAAGAACAGTTACAAAAGAGTATACAGAGCTGGACGGGACACGCAGGACACGCCGACAGCTATAACCTACGAAAGAAAATAGAAACGCTGGCAGAGGCAGCCTTAGAAAAGGCTGCTTAAGCGGCAAAATGCAGGAGTGAGTACATGAGTAGCAATTTACTAAGGGTAGTACAAGAACAACAGGAAACCATAGAAAAGCAAAGCAGACTTATTGCTGATTTAATAGCCACTCTGGAAAGCTGGGAGCAGACAGCAGGCTACGACGGCGCAGAGCTGAAAGAGCGGGCAGAAAATTTGCAATTAAGAGAAAGGCAGGATTTATGAACATGACTATTACAGAATTTATTGAGGCGGCGGCACATAACAAAATTATCCAGCTGGTAGTATTGGCGATTGTGTGCGACACGGTTTTTGGCGTGCTGCGTGCAATCAAAGAAAAGAAATTTAACAGCTGCGCAGGCATTGACGGGGCTATCAGAAAAGTAGGTATGCTTATTTCTCTGGTATTCATGCTGGCAATCGACGTACTGATTAAGATTAACTTAATCGGATTTATACCGGAGCAGGCACGTACATATTTAGGGCTTGATACCGTGGGCGTGGCTGAATTTTTCGCATTGCTTTACATTGCCTATGAGGTAGTGAGTATTTTTAAGAATATGGCATTATGCGGGCTGCCCGTAAAAAAGGTATGGGAAAAGGTGCGGGAGTTTCTGGCGAAGTATACGGACGAACTGCCGGACACAGACGAACTGGACGGGGACAGCACCACAGGCAACGTAGAGGAACACAGGACACAGGAAAGATAAGAATAATAAGGACATAGCAGCAAAGAGCGCTTGCGGGACACCGCAGGCGCTTATTTTGTATGCGGAAAGGCAGGAAATATGAACATTAACAGAAAGATAAGTAAGTACAATTTCAATAAGGGCAGCGTTTCCAGAATTAAGTATATTGTTATCCATTATGTAGGCGCACTGGGCGGCGCAGAGGACAACTGCCGATATTATGGCGGCGGCAATAGAAATGCGTCGGCGCATTACTTTGTAGGATTTAACGGCGAGGTATGGCAGTGCGTAGAGGACGCTAATATAGCGTGGCATTGCGGAGCGTCGAGCTATAAGCACGCAGAGTGCCGAAACGCTAATAGTATCGGTATTGAAATGTGCGTAAGGAAGAAAAACACAAAGAGCATGGGCGCAACAGATAAAGATTGGTATTTTGAGGACGCAACAGTAGAGGCAGCGGTAGAACTTACCCGTTACCTTATGAATAAATACGGCGTGCCTGCATCTCATGTAATCAGACATTACGACGTAACGGGCAAGATTTGCCCTAACCCGTATGTATATAACACCAGCGCCCACACATGGGACGAGTTTAAGCGTAAAATCAGCGGACAGGAAGAAACACCGCAGGGCGGCAATGAAAAAACAATCTGGAATTTTCTTACAGGCAAGGGCTTAAATGCTTATGCCGTGGCTGGTATTATGGGCAATCTGTATGCTGAAAGCGGGCTTATGCCGAACAACTTACAGAACACCTATAACAATAAGCTGGGTAAGACGGACGCAGAATATACAGCAGCGGTGGATAATGGCAGCTATGGCAATTTTGTAAAGGACAGTGCAGGCTATGGGCTGGCGCAGTGGACGTATTGGAGCAGAAAGCAGGCGTTGCTTAATCATGCAAAACAGGCGGGCATATCCATTGCAGACCTTAATATGCAACTGGGCTTTTTATGGGAAGAATTGCAGGGATACACAGCAGTAATGGACGCACTGGAAAAGGCGGGCAGCGTGCGTGCTGCATCTGATACCGTTCTTACTGGATATGAAAAGCCAGCAGACCAGAGCGAAACAGTAAAGAAAAAGCGTGCAGAGTACGGCGAGGGATACTATAAAAAGTATGCAGCAGGAAACGGTACAAAGTATTACAGAGTGCGCAAGAACTGGACGGACGCAGCAAGCCAGCTGGGGGCGTTTACGTCGCTGGAAAATGCAAAGAGCGCTTGCAAGGCGGGTTATACTGTATATGATGATAACGGCAAGGCGGTATATACCGCAGCGGGGCAGCAGGCAAGCGCAGGCGTTCCGTTTAGCGTACAGGTGGATATTTTAGACCTTAATATCAGAACGGGAGCAGGCACGAACTATGCAAAGACAGGAGAAACCACAGGAAAGGGAGTATTTACCATTGTGGAAGTGAAAGCCGGACAGGGCGCAAGCGCAGGCTGGGGACGCTTGAAGAGTGGCGCAGGCTGGATTAGCTTAGATTATGCCACAAGATTAGCTTAAGTTTTCGAGGGTGGGCGGTTTGCTGTCTGCCCTCTATTTTTTTGCAATTTTCTTAGAAATCTATACAAAAGTGTTGACAATATACCGAAAAAGGTATATAATAAAATCATGGAAAGGAGAAAAGAACAAATAAGAGGCAAAGCCACTGGAAAGGAGAAACGGCACAATGGGTAAGAAAAAGAAACAAAAGAAAAAGCCTATCAACTGGCAAGAATTGGCAATCAGTGCAGTGATAGACTTAATCATAGGAACAATACTTATCATAATTGGTAAGTACATAGGTTAGGGCGAAAGCCCTAACCAACAGGCGGGCAATAAGCCCGCCGCCTATAAGAAATATAACACAAACCCAAAGCCGAGTAAAGAGTATGCTTTTAAAATTAGGAGTATTTTTAGTAGCAGTAGGACTGGTAAAGCTGCTGGTTGCTTTCATTTTGAGGGCAAGAGAAAAGAGAGGTAAGGCATGAATTTAGGCGAAAACATTAAAACAGCGAGAAAAGCGGCAGGCGTGACGCAAAAGGAACTTGCAGAGCGCCTGCAAGTATACCAGAAAGATATAAGCCGCTGGGAAAACAACGAGCTTACGCCAAATGCAATAACACTGGCGAAAATTTGCAGAGAGCTTAACGCCTCTGCTGATGAAATTTTAGAATTGAAGTAGAAACGAAAGCGAGGGCTTACTATGACAAAGAAAAAGGTAATTTTATTGGCAGCGGCTGCATTATTTGCAGTAAGCGGCTTAACGGCGCTGCCGTCTGGAAATATAACAGGCGGGGTGGGCTGCATTGTGGTTGCGGCAGTATGCGCCTATTTTGGACTAAAAAAGAAAAGAGCAGGAAAAGAGAACGGAAACAGAACGCCAGCGCCTGCCGCTGTATCTGGTGGCAGAATTTTAGATACAATCAGAACGAAAGTAGTAGGCGTGACGTTTAATAATGAGGACGGAGAAAACAGGCAGGATATTTTAAGCAGAATGTCCGGCAGTGAAGATATTACAGTAGAAAAGTATACATACAACGGAGAGCCTGCCGCATACGTAAAGTGGGGCGATAAGGTAATAGGCAATCTATCGGCAGAGCTGGCGGGGGACTTAGCGAGAAAGTACCCGAAAGCCCGCTACACCGCAGAAATACTGGAAATTTCTGGGGGGGGGGTACAGACGTTCGGGTGCAATATAGAGCTTGACGTAATCGAGGACACAACGCCCAGCGTAAGCCAGCATACGGGAGAAACTACAGTATATGTAGACCGTAGCAACAAAAAATACCATAGTAAGCCTAACTGTTCGGGAATGAAAAACCCAAAGAGCATACCGCTAAGCCAAGCAAAGAAGAAATACACCGCTTGTAAAAAGTGTTGTAAATAGGTAAAGGCATAAGCCGCAGACTTGTAAAAGAGTTTGCGGCTTTTCGTCGTATATGGGGAAAGAACAGGAACGAAAGAGAGGTAGCAGAAATGGCGAATAAGAAAGGCAGCCGACAGCTGACATGGACAGACCGTATAAGTATTGAGGCATTGAAAAAAGCAGGGCATAGCGTGATAGAGATAGCAGAACAGCTGGGCGTACACCGCAGCACTATATACAATGAGCTTAAGCGAGGGGAATATATGCACAGAAATAGCGACTATACAGAAACATTAAGTTATAGCCCAAACAAGGCACAAATGAAAGCAGAGGAAAATTTAAAGGCAAGGGGTACACAGCTTAAAATAGGAAACGATATTGCATACGCAAATTATATAGAGGATAAAATAGTAAATGAAGATTACAGCCCAGCTGCGGTACTGGGAGAATTGAAAGCACAGGGGAAAGAGGGGGACTTTTCCGTAACAGTATGCGTAACGACCTTATACAGCTACATTGATAAGGGTATTTTCCTTAAGTTGTCTAATAAGAATTTGCCAGTAAAGAAGAATAAGAAGAGAAATTATAAGAAAGTACAGAGGCAACAGAAAAGGGCGGCAGCAGGAGAGAGTATAGACAAACGCCCGAAAGAGATAGATACACGGGAAGAGTTCGGCAACTGGGAAATGGACAGCGTTTTAGGTAAGCGGGGAAAGTCAAAAAATACGTTGCTGGTACTGACAGAGCGGAAAACCAGAAACGAGATTATATTTAAACTGCCAGACCATACAGACGAGGCAGTAGTAGCGGCACTGGATAGATTAGAAAGAAAATGGGGCGCTGATATGTTTAAGCGGGTATTTAAGACAATCACAGTAGACAACGGCAGCGAGTTTGCAGATGCAGAGGGCTTACAGCGTTCTATTATCAACGAGGGAGAAAAGCGGACAAAGGTATATTACTGCCACCCGTACAGCAGTTGGGAGCGTGGCACAAATGAGGTAACAAATAAGATGATACGCCGGAAGATACCGAAAGGCACAAATTTTGACGACAGGACAGAGGAAGAGGTAGAGAGTATAGAGAACTGGATAAACGGATACCCACGCAAAATACATGGCTATCATTCAGCAGGGGAACTATTCGAGGAAGAGGTAAAGCAGCTTGCATAAGAACGGAAATAGGGAACGTGAGAGGCTGGCAGCAGTGGCAGCCTTACTATTGCGCTGCCTAAAAGTGAAAATATACAATAAAACAGGCTACGTATTGTGCAAAACGGCAAAACGATAAAAATATGAAAAAATGTCGAATTTAATGTTGACATTTTTAGAACTGTAAAAAGTTTTAAAATTATCTTGACACTAATTGATTGGTGCCATATAATATATGACTGTGACAGTGTTTCAATATGCTGAGTCAAAGCCCCGACGAAGCATTGAAATAAAGTAT